CGCCAATCCGATTGATTCGGAGATTGTTGGAAAAGGAGGCCGTGCAGCGATTCTTCGCGAAGTGGCTAAAGGGTTGCAAATGCCTGTGGATGAAATTGTTCCGGCACGGGAAAAATTCAGTTATGCTGAAAAAGTTAGTACTAAGTTAGCGCAAAAGCCGCAATCAGATAGTACACCTACTCAGCCAGACGGATCCCCTAAGGGCGGAATGGATGGAAACATAGTTAGCAACCGTGATACTGGAGGTGCAGGATGATTAGACCTACACCTGAAGTTGCTAAGGCTTTATCTATTATAGCTCGCCAATACCCTGAAGTTAAGTTATGGCTTCAGTCTTGGCGTAAGCATGAGTTAGAGCAGCTACCTAGTGTCTTGCAAAACACAGCACTTGCACAGGGGCGGTGCCAAGTTTTGTCAGAAATACATAGATTGTTAGAGTCCCCTGAAACTATTACAGCAAAGTTAGCATGACAGCTGTTAATTACGCATACCGATAGGAGCGATTATGGCATTACCAACGCAAGTTCAAAGACAGTCTGAGGAAGTACAGGCTTTATATAAGGAACTCAATGGAGAAACAACAGAAGCACAGGCAGAATCTGCCGAGGCTACTGAAGAAGTATCTACTGAAGCTCCTGTTGAAGAACCTTCCGACAGTGCAGTTGAGCAAGCACCTCAATCTGAAGCTAATGAGCAAAGCAAATCAGATACCAAAAATAAAGAAGAAACATGGCAACAGAAATACAAATCGTTACAAGGGATGTATAATGCTGATGTTCCGCGATTAAATTCGCAGAATCGTGAGTTAGCATCTCGTATTTCTCAACTCGAAGGGTTGTTAGGTAATATGCAGAACCAACCAATTCAAACACCATCGGTTCCGTCTGAACCATTAATTACAGAGGACGATGTAAAAGAATATGGTGATTCTATTGATATTATGAGAAAAGCAGCTCGAGAGGAAGTAGCAACAGCTAATAGCCGTATGGCTACTTTAGAGAATCAAATGCGTCAGCTTCAAGGTGTAGTTCCTCAAGTACAACAGGTTCAAGCACAACAGAAGCAGACAAACGAGCAAGCGTTTTGGGCTAGTATTTCTAGAGCTGTACCTAATTGGAACGAAATTAATACCAATAATAATTTTCAAAATTGGTTATTAGAAACTGATCCACTTACAGGTATAACCCGTCAAACTTATTTAGAAGATGCACAAAAGCAACTAGATTCGGGACGAGTTATTAACTTTTTTAAACTTTGGCAAGAAGGAAATGGGAGCCAAAATACTGCTCAACCAAATCGGAAAGTTCAAAACTCTCAGCTTGAGAAACAAGTTGCACCAGGTCGAAGTCGTTCTAATGGGGCTACTGTTTCTGGAGAGCCTCCAACTTATTCTTCGGATGACATTAAAACATTTTTTAACGATGTTCGTATGGGTAAGTATAAAGGTAGAGAAGATGAACGTGGCCGAATCGAACGTGACATTTTCGCAGCACAGCGAGAAGGTCGCATAGTCACTGCAAATTAACAAGGAGGTCTAAATGGCTTTTGCAACATCCCCTGGGCATCCGCAATATACCGGGAATTTTATTCCTGAAATATGGTCGGGTAAGCTCATTGAGAATTTCTACGATGCCACAGTGCTCGCAGCAATCTCAAACACAACTTATGAAGGTGAGATTAGGAATATGGGTGATACGGTTAATATCCGAACTACTCCTGAGCTTACTATTCAGACTTATGTTAAAGGTCAAACTTTAGCAGTAGAAAACCCTGACAAAGCTAAACTACAGTTAATTATCGACAAAGGTGAATATTTTGCTTGTGTTGAAGATGATGTAGATCAAGTACAGTCAGATGTTAACATGATGGATATGTGGTCTAAAGACGCTTCAGAGCGTATGAAGATTAAAATTGATCAACGTGTGTTAACTGATTTGCTTACTGATGTATCCTCAAGCAACAAAGGTCAAACAGCTGGAAGAATCTCTGGTAACATTGATCTTGGTGTAGCAGGTACTCCTGAAGCTCTTACTACTTCAAATGTAATTGGTAAAATTGTAGATATGGGAACAGTTCTTGATGAAGCTAATTGTCCTGAAGGAGATCGCTTTCTTGTGATTCCTGCAAAGATGGGTGGTTTAATTAAGCAATCTGATCTAAAGGATGCGTCTATTACTGGTGACGGAAGTACACCATTAAGAAACGGTAGACTTGGTATGATTGATCGTTTTACTGTTTATGTGTCTCATAACCTTTACAAAAGCGGTACTGAGTTTAGTGTAATCGCTGGTCATAAAATGGGTTTTACATTTGCATCTCAGATGACAAATATGGAAACCATTAGGTCTGAAACAACATTTGGTAACATCATTCGTGGTCTTCAAGTTTACGGCTATAAAGTCGTTAAGCCTGAAGCTCTTGCCACGCTTGTGTGTACAGTATAAGGAGGGCTAAAACATGGCTGCATATACAGACTCACATGGCTTTGATAAAGGTTCTGCAGGGCATCCTGCAAAAGGCATTAACAAAGTCGGTTATATGGAAGTTGTATTAGACTTCGCTAAAATCACAACAGATAGATCTACAGCAGGGGCAACTGCTCTTGCAGCTGGTGACTCTATTGAAGTGCTTTCTATACCAGCTAATACTTTAGTGTTAGCAGTTGGTGCAACAACTCAAACTGTTGAAGGCGCAGCATCTACGTTTGACATCGGGCTTACTGGTGGAGACGTTGATTTGTTTGTCGATGGTGGCGATGCTAATGCATTA